GAGTAGTTCGGGCGATCGCTCCCGGACACGCCCAGACCTTCCATGGTCTGCGTGCGCACCTGGTTCGTCGCGCCTTTGGCTTTGATCCCTTCGAGGATCGCGCCGCGGACGGCATCGATGGAGACGCCGTCGTCGAGCCACTTGGCTTCGGTGGCGGCATCGATCTTGAAATCGCGCGCCATGGCGCGGATGACGCTGGCCCGCTGGCGCTCGGTGCGCTCGCGGTCTTCACCGCCGGTCGCGGCCGGTGCGGCGGGGGCGGGAGTGACGGGAGCGGTTTCCATAGGGCGAGCCTCGGGTGTGGGTGCCTGATTACGACCGACGCCGACGGTGTAGTCGGCAGGAACGGGAACGAGCGAGCCCTCGAGCGGCATCCAGCGGATGGCCGTCATCTTGAGGATCTCGCCCTTGTTCTGCTCTTCTTTGCGGTCCAGGATCTGATAGCCGATCGACGTCTCGACGCGGATGCCATCGAGGGCGTCCTGACGGACTTCCTGACCGAGCGCGCTGCGGCTGAACCGCACCACGCCGCGGAATACGCCATCATCACCGACCTTCAGCTTCTCGATCCGGCCGACTTGCACGTCGGTGTCGTGATTGAGCAGCAGCGGCAGACCCTGCTTCGCGCGCGAGAGGTCGATTGCGCCCGGGGAATGGTCGAGGACTTCGATATAGCGATCGCCGAACCAGTTCTCGCGTTCGATCGGCGTATCCGAGGACAGCGCGATCGTGATCTCGGGTTCGGCGTCGGCGGCCGCGCGCGTCACGGTCAGTGGCGCGCTGCGATAGAACAGGGATGAGCCGTCGCGCTTCTCTCGCCTCACTTGATCACCCCGCAAAAGAAAAAGCCCCCAGCGAGTGAGCCCGCTGGGGGCGATTCTGCGATGTCCGAGCGTCTACGTTAGTATTCGCCGCTCAGCGACGCAAGGCCAGCTGCTCGTCGATCGCCTCGATCAGCTTGGCGCGGCCGTTTCCGTTGCCGTTCCCGGCCGCCGGCTGATTCTCGCCCGGCGCGGGATTCGATTCCGTGGGTGCTTTCGAGGTCGGTTTCACCTGCGCCGGCGCCAGCGTGATGCCGTTCTCCTTCGCCAGCTTCTCCTCGGCCGCGAGTTCGCTGAAGATCTGGTCAATGTCCTGGCCGGCCTCGAGCGCCACCTGCGTGCGGCTTTCCAGGCCGTAGTCGATCGCCAGCGCCGTTGCCCGCAGATCGCTGAGCGGATCCACCCAGTCGTAGCCGCGGGGCACCCAGGTGACCTCTTTCAAGCTCTCCGGATCCCGCATCCCGGGTTTCACCCGTCCCGTCAGGATCGCCATTGCCAGCCACGACTCGAAGACCGGTCGATGGAAGTGCTCGACGAGCCACTGCTGCGTCGTCCGGTACTCATCGCGCGCCGAGAGCAAGCCGGTGCGCTGGTTCGCATAGTTGGCCTCGGCCAGATCGCCCGAGAGATCCGCGTAGGTCGTCCCGAGGCCTGCGGCGATGCCCTTCAGGACCGCTTTCGTGAACGGCTCGAAGGCCTGTGTCGGGTGCTGCGGATCAAGCGTCTTGATGCTCTTGCCCGGATCAAGCTCGGTGATCATGCCGGGCTCGACCTCCATGCTCATCTTCTCGCCCGGGATCGGCCCCTGATAGCCGTCATCAGTGCTCGTCTCGATCGCCCAGAACTTCGCCGCGACGGTCCGCGCGGCGACGAGCTCGGCCTCGTGATAGCCGTCGAGCATCTTGACCTGCATCATCACCGGGTGGAACCAGGACACGCCGCGCGTCTGCCCGACGCGATGACTCACATAGAGGTGGATGATTTCATCGGCCGGCACGGGGATCCGCTCGCGCGAGCGATCGAATTCGTATTCCGAGGGATGTCCGCTCCAGAGCCAATATTTCAGCGGGCGGCGCCACTGATCGATCTCGACGCCGAGGCGGATCTCGTTCTCGCCTGACTGCGCATTCCCCGGCCGGCTGTAGGTATGGTCGAGCTGGTCGGCATCGATCAGCTGCAGGGCAAACGCCCATGGATTGTCGAAGCCGCGGATCTTTCGGATGATGCACTCGCCGTCCTGGGCGATCGTCTTCACGACAAGCCGCTGGAATTCCTTGAAGTCATAGCGGCCGTCGACGCTGCAGACGCGCCCCCACTGCTCCCACTCCGTCTCGAGATTCTTGTTGACGCCGGCGTGCAGCTCGCCCTGCAGCGTCGTCACCTTGGCCTGGAGCTTCATGCCGTAGGGCCCGACGACATTCTGGGCGATGAGATGGATGTAGCGCTTCCCGATGGGCGTATCGCGGACCAGCTCGCGCGCGCGCGCGCGGATCGCGCGGATGTTCCAGCGCAGCTCCTGATCCGCCGACAGCGGCAGCATGACCCAGTCCTGGGTGAGCCGCGTGAGCCGGCCGCCAGTATACCCGGAATTCTGCGGCGTCCCGAAGAGGCCGCCGAAGGTCGATAGCGCACGCGAGACGAACGACTGCCCGGCCGAGGCCTGCCAGGCCAGCCGCACGCGCGCGAGCACGCCCCGCTTACGATTCGCCAAAGGTCACCGCGATGTCGGTCCCGATCGTGCCGGGGTTGCGCTCTCGCCGCACCATCGCCTGGTAGGCGCTGCGCATCCGGATCAGGTCCTTGAAGGGGATCTTCGAGATCTGCCGGCCGGCGACGGCATAGGCCTCGATCGACTTGAGGCTGTTGACGCGATTATAGATCTCCGTCTCGATCGCCGTCAGCGTCTTCTCGGCGTGGCTCTGGTAGTCGCCGGCGATCGCCGTCGCGATGTTCTGCAGCACGGTGAGCTCGCCGAGCGTCTCCGGATCCGTCGAATCGTCGGGGATCGGCCGGGCAACGTGCGTCTCGCTGCTGACGCCGGCGACGATGGCCTGCCAGGAATAGCGACCGGGCAGCAGCGCCTGGGTCGCGCTCGCCAGCGCTTTCACATCATAGACGTTGGTTGTGCCGACGCGCGTCGCGACGATGTTGAGGATCGAGGGCCCGCGGAGGTAATAGGTGAGCGTCCAGCCTTCCGAGGCCGGATAGTCGGGCAATTCGATCGTCCAGTGCCAATCGGTGCCGGCCATCACAATCGTCGGCTCGATCGTCGGAATCGTGAAGGGCATCGGACCTCACCGAAAAGAAAAGCGCCCCCAGCGGAGAGCCCGCGGGGGGCGCATGCGACTCTCTAGAATACGCTCTTACCAGTTCCGAATCCATCCCCCGCGTCGTGGCGGCCGCGCGATCGGACTGGGCGCCACGGGCGCGTCAGGCGCGGGCGCACGCTTCGCCGCGAGCTCGCCGAGATGGTCCACGACGCCGCGACCGAGCGAATAGAGCGCGGCATACGCATAGACGTAGAGATCGATCGCCTCATTCCGGTCCCGGATCTTCACATACTCGCGCACCCATGTCCCACCCGATTCCCGGCGCACGATCTTCTCGGCGCCGAACTGCGCGAGATATTCGTCATCGAGGCCATCGTCCTGAACCTGCGGAAAATGGATATAGCCGGCGCCTGGCTTGGCCCGCCGGAGCCGCGGGAACAGCACATCCTTTGCCGTGTCGACGCCCACCGGCCAGATCCGGACACCATGCTTGTTCGGCTTCTTGCTCGGGCGGCCGAGTAGGGCTTGGCCGGCGAGCGAGCTGCCCTTCAGGGCGAAGATGCCGCGGCCCTGGCGTGATCGGACGAATCGATAAACGGCATGTGTGAAGGCGCTTGAATCGATCCCGCAGGCACGGATCCGGAATTCCCCGCCGCCCTCACGCGCGTAGGGTTTCGCGAGCAGCGTCTCTAACCGCTGCCAGACATCCTCGAATTCGGGATCCCCGTAGATCCGGTGATGCGCAATCGTCCAGGTCTCCTCGCCAGCGCCCCAGCCATAGACCGCGAGCTCAAGACGATTCGCTTGGACGTCCACGCCGGCGGTGAGCACGCCCACCGTTGACGGGACGAGGGCGTAAGCCTCGCGCCGCGCGCTGAGCGCCGTCACATCGGTCCGCTCCCCCGGCTCGTCCCACCATTCCCCGAGGCGCGTGTTCACGAACGGCCGCAATAGCGTGACGTCGTCTTTGGCATCGAGGAATTCGCGCGCGATCGTTTCCCAGCGTGTCCAAGGCGAATACAGGCTGCTGAGATGGAAGCCGGCGACCCGCGAGCCCGGGTTCGATGCCATCCAGCGGCCGGCCAGGAGCATCCGCAACTTCTCCCGCTCCTCGATCAGGACTCCGCACGCCACGCAGAGGTAGCGCGCCGTCTCCGGGCGATCGCGTTCCCAGACCAGGCGCGGCTCTTCGGTCTTCGGATCCTTGAATACGAGCCGTTGAAAATGCCCGCAGGATGGGCAGGGAACCTCGAAGTATCGCTGATCTGATCGCTTCCAATCACGTTCTATCCGCGACAAGCCCGTGATCGTCGGGCTCGAGACCTTGATGATCTTCCGATTCCAGAAAGTCGACGTCCGTTTCTCCGCCAGGGTCACCGGATCGCCCTCGGCGCCGGCCGAAATCGCGAAGCGATCGATCTCGTCGAAGAGCACGACGCGGATCGGTCGGCTCGAAAGGCCACTCGGCGAATTCGACCCCACGAGCGTGAGATGGCCGCCGGGGAATGCCTTGTGCAGGATCCGGTTGCCGGAGTTGCGCGCCTGCGCATCGCGGACCTTCCCTTGCAGCCGCGGCGTGTCGCGGAGCATCGGGGCGATCCGGTCCGTGCTCCAGGCATTCGCATCCGGCTTCTCCGATGGCAGCACAACGAGGATTGGCGCCGGGTCCTGATCGATGTAGAACCCGATGATGTTCAGCTCAATCTCGGTCTTGCCGAGCTGCACCGCGCTTACCCAGACAACTTCTTCGATCAGCGGATCCGAGCAGGCCTCGAGGATCCCGCGCTGGTAGGGCGCGCGATCCGTCGAATACTTGCCGGCTTCAGCGGACGATTCGCGAGAGAGAAAGCGGTAAGTGTTCGCCCACTCAGCGGCGTTGAGCTTTGGCTCGGGGGCTAGGGCCACGCGGTCGACCGCCGCGATCGCCTCCACCAATCCCTGCGTTGCGCGCGCGGACCAGTCGATCACGGATGACCGCGCCCGTCCGGCTGAGCGTCTCGAGGAGATCGTTGGCCGCCTGCTGCAGGAACGCCTGCACTTCGCCGATCGTCAGCAGCCCGACGCCGCGCGGCGCCCATTTGCCCGGCGCGGCGATGATCTGCGATCGCATCTCGGCATCGCGCAGCTGCTCGAGCGCGAGCGGCACATCCCAAGGCACGAGCTTGCCTTCGCGCTCGGCTAGGGCGAGCTCGGCCAGCTTCGCGTCCGCCTGCATCTTGCGGGCACGCGCCGTCGCGAGGCCGGTCTGCCGGCCAAACTTCTGCTCGCGGGTCCGTTTGCGCTTTCCTTTCCGTTTCGTCCGACCCCCCTATCGCAAAACCCCTGGCGCTGCGCAGTCGTCGCAGCCTGCGGCACC